TTACAATATCTATTACCCTCATGGTTCTTCCATATAACAGTCATCTTCTGACAACCATCACATTGTTTTAATTTGGGTTTCATTTTGGAACACCTTTATTTACATAGTGTCTTATAAGATCAAGTTTTTCATAAGTGCTTCTTGGTCTTTTAGTACCATATGATGTTTCTACCCACCAATAATTATCATTTCTCAAAGTTCTCCAATCTTCTAAATCAAATTGTTTAGTAAGATCAAAGAACTCTTGATCAATTTTTGATAATTCTTGACTTTTATACATTGTTTTTTAGCCTTGGTAACTGATTAGGATCTCTTGTTAAATTTAAAAAGTTTGAACTTAAGATTCCTTCTTTCATAAATATACGAATTATTCCATCTTTATCAATATTTAAATCTTTAAAATTTAGAGTATTCTTAAATTTGTAATCAGTTTCTGTATTATTTAACATAAAGTTGGTAAATACAGTATCAGGAAACCATTTGCTAAACATTTTATTAGTAATTGCTATTACTTTTCTTTGTTTAGCTTCATTTATAACACGTTGTGCTCTTCTATGCACCCTGTTAATCCTGATTTTCTTTTGTTTACTCATCTTTTCTACCTCTTCAGTAGGTAAAGACTTAAGACCATACAAAGCTCTCTTATATAGAAAGTTTTGATATTGAGAATATTTATCTGTCTCATACTTTGTATAAGTATTTTTCTTATACAACTGATACTCTTCTAATTTACCAGAGTATTCAAATTTATATTTTTTAGTCGAACTCATATACAACTTTTTTTATTAAATTCATAAATAGATAAAGGGCCATTGCTGACCCTTTATCTGTAACCATTAAAATTTATAATTATCCTCCTATAGAGAATTCTTCACTTGGCTTAATTGCCCCACTCACTTTTTGTGCTTCATAAGCTGCACGCAATTCTTCAACATTATCATGTTGAACAAAACTTTCAGCTTTGGTTCCTGTTGGATCCCAAATTGTTTTACGATAAATAGGAGAACCTTCAACAGTACAAACAATACCTGTTTCTCCTGCTACTTTAAGATCTCTATCAGGATTTTTAGAGTTAAAAGCCTCTAATGATTCTTTAATACAAATTTTACCAGGAACTTCTTGTCCTGCAAACCAGTTTAAATCACGTAATTCAGTTGTATCACCTTGCAATAGTGCAGAAATAGTTCTATTTTTTAAAAAACCATTATCATCTACAATTGCTTTTGTTTGCTCTAATCTAATGTAAGCATAATCTGGATTGTTTTCTGATACATTAACAATCGCTCCTGTTGTAGCATTTGCTACTACTTTAACTTTTGAATTCATAATTGAATTTTTAATAAATAAATAAATAAATTGATAGCAGCTAGATACTATACTTGCACACTGCTAAATGCAAGTAAGTGGACTTTAATAAGTCATATTACATTAAGATAAATCTGATAAATTTATATCTAAATTTGGAAAATCTTCATCATCTGAATCATCCAAAAATTCTCTTGGTTCTATTTCTTCTGGTTTCTTTTTAGTATCAACCGCAGAACCACTAAAAGGATTTGTGATTACATCACCATAGTCACATGCTATAAGGTATTGAATATCTTCATCAGTTAAGGATAAGTACTCATCTATTGATAAATAGACCACTTTGCCATTTGGTAACTGATAATTCATATACACTAAGTACGCAATAAATTTTTAAAAGTTAACTATCAAACAATAAAAATTTGGCATTATATAGCTAACAAGGGAAAAATGTTTTAAGATCCTTCCCTTGTCATTTGCTACAAGCATATATTCGACTAAAATATAATATTTTTAAGGATGCACATCATCAAATCCCATACTACAAGATGCATATAAATCTTCTCCATATTTAAACTGTATAGTATAAGGGAAATATTCTGTATAACCTCTAAATGTTTCTATCCTACAAATAACCATATCATCACTTATTAAATCATTTTTAACAAGTTCTTCATGTATCTTGTCAGAATCTGAAAGACCCATTTTAAGTCTATCCCATGAACATTTAACTATATCTCCTTTACGTAATGCTTCTGGTAAACCATTACCTAACATAACTTGAACAAATAAATTACATGCTTCTACATTTTTTAATAAAAGTTCTGTAAATAAATCTGTAATATTATTTGATTTTTGAGTATTCTGTATTTCTTTACAGATATTCTCAACCATTATACCTATATCTTCTTCTGTAAGATTAATACTTACTTTTTTTAAATTCATAGTTTTGTTTTTATGAGTATAAGGCTGGAGACATTACATCTCCAACCTTAACTCTTCTTCACTTAAAAAAGTCTTTAAAATAAACTAATAGTATTCCACATATACCTGCAATAGCAAATATCATAAGTGATATAGATGCATGATATGAAAATCTTTCTAAATGATATTTACTTTTTGATGACTCTAACTTGCTATAAATCCATTTTTTAGATTCTGGACAAGTAAGTCTTTTATGTAAACTTTCATAAGCCTTCACATCTTTAGCTGCTTGTTTCATCTTCTGATAATATCCCATTTTCTATATTATTGTGTCCATATGCATCGCAATGAACTGATTTACACCCAACTAATAGTACTGCAATTAAAGTGGCTGCAGTAAACCACACGACTGGTATTAATACTTCTTTTTTCATAATTTTATAAATCATCAGCGTTAAACATACCAAATTGTCCATGCATCATTTTGTGATGCAACATTAATAACTCAGCTCTTATTGAATCTATAGTAGTCATAGTTAATGTACAATCATACTTGTCTTCAAAGCCTTCTTCATTTAATTCTTCATTATGTACAGCTAAATGTAAATGCTGTATCTCTTCAATCATAGGATTAATCATAGTTTCTAATTTTTAAATAATGTTTTGATATTTTTTAAATTTAATTTCTGTGCCTTCTTCTGCTCTTTTAAAAGCAAGGTCTTTATTTGGAGTAAAATACTCCTTTCCATTAACTGTGTATAAGTAATATATAGTAACTTCTTCCATTTTTAAATAAAATTTAAGATTATTGATAAGTATCTGGATATTCTTCATTGTACTGAAACTCCATTGTTTCAATCCAATTTAGGATTTCTCCTTTATAACAGTAATTATACAAAAATGCTCTATCAGTATTAGATATACCTTGCAACCGCAAGCCTTCATCTAAATACATAAAAGCAAATTCTTCTGTAGCTCCTTCAACACCTTCTTCTTGAAGATCAAGTATTGTTAGACCTACTCCATCAAATGCTACTGAATTAGCATTTGGAAATAATGTGTAGAGTTCTCTACCTTCATTGTCCTGATTCATTGGGACAACTACTCCTGCATCAAGCATAAGCTTGAAAATAAGTAAAACTATAGTTTTCATAGTAAAATAAAAATATTTAAAGTAAATAAAAATGGCAGTTTTGTTACGCTGAGATTACTGCCAACTCCTATTATCAAAAGTTTCCTGGTGCTACTTGTAATACCCGTAAACCTAATGACCTCCACATATCAACAACCTGATCTCTGTCATCAATGACAAATTTAACATCATATTTAGGTCTGATATAATCCATATAGATCTCAGACTTAATGATGTTATCTTTTCTAAAGTCTCCTGCTTTTCTGATATAGAAATCATCAAAGGGTACTCTATGTTTTGCTAACCATAGTCTAGTTGCTTCTTCACAAACACCATCTCTACCTGTAGTAATGATAATTTTGTATTTACCATTCCAACCTGTTGGATCTGGCTGACATCCATTAGGACATTCATCTATTGGATTAATATCTTCATATGTCTCATGTTCAACACTTGCTAAATCAATAACAAGATTAATAACATCTTGATGAGGTCTATCAAGATGAACTTTGTCCCACTCAAAAGGTCCTCTAATACCTTTCATATCTGCTAATGTACCATCTACATCAACAATAATAGCTTGTTCTTTCGCCATTTTAATCTGTTTTTAAAAGTGAATAATTAAAAGAGCAGGACTTTTACATCCTGCTCAGTAGTCTTATGACAATAAGCTAATTAAAGCTGACTTGTCATCAGTAGTTAGATCTACTACCTCACCATCAAGTTCAGTATGATCTATAAATTCATTCAATGTCAATGACATATCTGACATCTCAATTTGACTCTGAATTAAATTTTCAGTAGTAATACCTGCTCTAGCAACTCTATTATTACCGATAGCCCTATCAGTAAAGATAAATCTACTACCAACATGGATAGCCATAGACATGTGATTACTTCTCATAACCATAGGAGTTTGAAATATAATATCATCTGGATGTACCATATGATTTGCATTAAAACTCTTACCTTCAGGAAGTCTAGCAACAATAAATGTATACTTTGCTTCTGGTGTACCAGAATAATTGTTACACATAAATATACCATTAGGTATATCATTACGGAACAATAAATACTCTGAAGCTTCAGGATCAGCATATGTCATATCACCTGAGTAAACAATGTTACTACCTTCATCGTTGTATGAATTACACCAAGAGATAGTTTGACCATCTATATCAGTAAATGACAAGTCAAGATCTCTTGCACCATCCTCACCTTTCCAATAAATCCCAACAATAAGATTATCTTCAGGCATAACATCAATATAAGAACCAATAGGTAATGTACCAATAAAATTCTTTTCTGATGTAGGAAGAGTAATACCCAAGCCAGAAGGGAGATTTAAAGTTTTACCTTGTAATTTCTCTCTCATCTTATGAGATATTGAACGTCTTACCTGACTGCTAAGTTTATCCAAGTTATCTTCATTAAGCTCCCAAGAACTTTTCTTAACCCAACTCTTACCATTTCTGATATTAATTGTGTCAGTAAACTTTCCTTCTTTTCTCTTTTGTATAGCATTATAATACTTTACAAGTTCAAATAAAGATCTATCCTGATAATTACGTAACCAAAGTCTTGACTGATAAGTTAACTTATCATTGTTAATATATTCAGGAGTCAAGAACTTTGTACTCATAGGCATAACAGTAGGAACGTGATGCTTCTTAGATAACTTAGATATCTTGTTAATCTTAGCTCTCAAAAAAGTATGAATCATATCATTTCCATCATAAGTTGGCTGACTTGTTCTTAAAGCAAGAAACAATGGTTTATATCTATTAAAGATACTTGCCCACTCTTTTTCAGTATGTCGGTTGAGAAATGCTTCTTCAAGATATTCAAAGTTTTCAACTACTGATAGACAAGCTTCATAAGCAAAATCACGATATGCTTGTATTGTTGCACGGTCTTTAACAATACATGTACTACCAGTAATAACATAATTGATTGCTTGAAGTGTTTCCTCAACTGTATCAAAAGGAAGGACTCTGTTAACATGATATCTAATCAAGAACTCACGGTTCTTACAATTAGATAAATTTATATTAAGTTGAAGCTCTCCAATTAACTCAAAGATGTCATCTATAGTATCATTCTTAAGAGCAATACCTGAATTTAACATATCCTCAATCTTACCTATAACTTCTTTCTTAGTAATAGGTTCAATAATCTTACATTCAGTAAAATCAATATGAGCAGGATTATCATTAGGAACATAAGGTGTACCTGTATGACCTGTACCATATGTAGATACATAATGCATACACTGATCTACCCACAACGCCTCTTCACTTCTATTAATAACATCATTAAATGATCTATAGAAAGTAGAATTATAATTGTTAGGTAATGAAGCTATGTAAGACATAACTCTTTGAATTTGACAATCAGGATGCATAATATATCCTTTAGCTGCACAATCTTTAATAAATACAGAATTAACTGTACTTTCTTCCCAGGTATTTTCCAGTGCTCTACCAAATAAACGAAGTTCTGCAAATTTTGCCATAGTTAATAAATTTAATTAAGTGAATAAATAAGTGAATAAATAAGTGAAAAATAAAAAAGAGTAAAGAAGATGAAGTGTAATATCTTATAGTTGTATAAAAGGAACACTTTATATCTTCTCTACTCTCGGCCTACTCTAAAACGGGATTTTCAGCCATTTAACTCCCACGACACACTATCACAACAGAGACCACAGTAAGACGGTCAGTATAATTGTCTGATTAACTTTCAAACTCTGTACAATAGCATGTCTTCTCTGTTTTAGGTTTAAAACAGGAACTGACACTTTGGTTTTAATCCACCATCCAGAGGCGCTACCTCAACCCAGGTCTTTCCCTAGGATACCGTTTTTTGGTGTAATAAAGACGGGAAGTAATTCTTTTTTAGCTAGTATAAAGGAACTTCCTATGTCTTTAATGATAATAACTTTGCTTGACATCAATAACCCCGTCAAGTATTACTACTTGAGTGTAAAGTGTATAGGGTGCAACGTGAGCAAAACCCCTCAACAACTTATTTACAATTGATGTACTAATTAAAACAGACTAGTACAGTGCATTGTGCACATACACTGTACCATCTGGAGCAGTCTATTCATCAAGTGGTTTGCTCAAACTCCACTCAGTTATTAATAACATCTATCACCTAACAGGTTGGTGTTACATTGGTCTCCGAGCACCATCATTCTACTGACCCCTATTCAAAGAGATGTGTAGCCCAACATAGATATTATTTGCTAAATGCGGGAAACTCATATGCTCTTCCTCTATATAGAGAGAGTACTAATACTGTATAAGGTGAACTAACATCTGTTTTACAACAAAGTTAGCTATATAAAATATTATAATACTATATACTATAGTATAATTCTAATATGGATATACAACCAAAGAAATATAGGTAAGTATGACTATCATAAAAAGATTAAAACACACAAGTATTTCCGCAAATACTTTTAATAGTTTAGATATTTATACTGCATTACTATCAATTGCAGTCAAAAATAATATTATATAGTACTATGATTAAAACATTATATAGTTTTATAGTTAGTTAGACCGAGTAACAAATGTTATTGTAAAAAAACAGTACTCTAAATTAATAGAGCACTGTATATTACTTACAATAAGACTATGCCTCTTGTTTTCTACTTGCCATCCATTGAGCAAACTTACTACCTGCCATGTCAGACATGTCATTGTTTGTAGCTTGATTCTCAAATACTGTAAAGTAAATGTCATTAAAGTCTTCATGCTTTTCTCCCTGTGCATTAAGCAAAGGAATATTACATATAGAACTATAAAGGGTATCTAATTCAAAGTCTCCTGCATCATAACTTGTTTTGTTAAGAATGCAAATTTTAGGCTCTTCTGATATTTCAGGAAAACCCTTTACTTTAGCAATACCCATGACAAGGCAATACTCTTTACCATTAGGAGTAGTTCTCCAAAAAGGTTCAGTAGCTGGTTCATTACCACTCTCTGGTGTAAAGTGTGTTGCTCTAAAAGAACAATTTCTTTGCATTACAGTGGTAGCATTACCATCTTTGTCTTGGCCTGACTCAACTTCAAAATTGAAGGATTCATAAAACGCTTGTACATCTTCTACAGATGCATCATTCATAAGGTTTAAATTCATAATTAAAATATTTAAATATTATTAGGATATGCCAAAAGCTGTTAAAAAAAAGCCGTAGCAGAAACTACATGCTGTTTAACAAGCCGCCTAATAGGTGCTGTTTTGTGATGGTAAAAAAATACCCCACATCTCTGTAGGGTATTGTACTACTATTTTGTAGCAGCCTTTCTTTGAGCCATCCATTGCTTGAACTTATCAGCAGCTAAATCTGACATGTCATTATTAGTAGCTTTGTTTTCAAACACAGTGAAATAGATATCATTGAACTCTGGGTGTCTGTTACCATCACCATCAAGTAATGGAATCTTAGATATACTTGAATACAGTACACCTAGTTCAAAGTCACCACTATCATATGATACTTTATTCAACAAACACTTGTGTAAGCCAGACAACTCTGGGAAACCTTTAACTTTAGCATACCCCATAACTATGCAGTATTGCTTACCATTGTCAGTAGTTTTCCAATCTGGTTCAGTACCTTCAGTAACTCCTGATCCTTTAGCAGGTGCAAAGTATTTTGCGGTAAAGGTGCAGTTCTTTAACATTTCAGTACTACCATCATCTTGTCTAGCAGTGGCTTCATAGCCAAAGCTTTCATAGAATTCTTGTACTAGTTCAACTGGTTGATCACTCATAAAATTTAAATTGTTCATAATAATTGTTTTAAATAATTAATAATTAATAAATTGTTTAGTCTACGCAAAAAGCTGTTTTCCCCTGGGTGTGATGGGAAAAAGGGGGAATTTCTCCCCCTTATACCTAAATAAAATCTATATAGTCAATCCCTTCTACTGGATCTTCTACTGCTAGATGTTTTACAAGATGGCCTTTAGCAAGCATATCTTGCTCTACTTCATATTCGATAGCAATACACTCTTCATCTGTAAGAGATCTGGCAAACATGTTTAAACCAGATTGACAAGCTCCATATCCAGCATCTTTTCCCATCTGTCTAATTTTATTAAGATACTCAGTAGCAAGAGTACCCTTATAGTGTATGTCATACCATTCTTGTAATACCCAAGGTTCTCTACATATTATAAAAGCATTTTCATAACTCCAATACCTTTTGTTAATATGAATACATCTTAGATCTTTAACCATGTCAGCTAGGACATCTTTATCAATGTCAAACTTCATTGGTAAAATGAACCCATAGACATACTCTGACTTCTTTTCACCTGGTTGTCTTACTTCAGCTGTGTTACAAAAGCGCAACTCTACTTCAGTTTGAAGATGTAATGTAATTCGGGAAGCAAGTATACTAACCTGCTTTTCCCATTCATAACCATAATAATGCATAAGCTTTAAATTTAAATTAATTAATAATTGTTTAAGCTATGCACAAAGTTGTTTTGTGATGGTAAATAAAAAGGAGGGCATTGCACCCTCCTATACTTTACTGTCTTAGTTCTCTATCCATCATCCAACCTAGAAGTGCCATAACTCCTGCAGATATAATGAAGCCTAACCTATTTGCATCAGGCATATCACAGAACATACAACAATACATTACTAGAATAGAATAACCTAAGCATACTAATACCATCACTCTTTGTACATTTTTCATAAGATTTAAATTTTAATTTAGAATTTGTTAAGATATGCATAAAGTTGTTTCTGTTGAGTACATACCCTGGGTGTTGTTACTAGAAATGCAACCATCCAGCCAGAATCAATGGGGGGTACCACCAAACCTGGCAAGGGGTGGGGTCTTGTTATATAGGATCCTACTAAACCTCTAATACAGTATTTTTTTGTTTACGGGTAAATTTATATATTTAGACATGCTAAGATTGTTGCTACTTATTGTGCCTTTAACTTGCTTTGGTCAAACAGAGAATGGTTCTGCAGATCCTTATTCTGAGTATTACTACTCTAGGGATACTATTACTTTGTGTTATGAGATAACTGATTGGTTCGGGGGTCATGAGTGTATGCTTCAGTCTATGGTGGTTATCCCAGGATCTGGATGGGATACTATCATGCCTATAGATACTCCTACCAATTGTTCTGTTAATACAGAGGGTGACTGGGTCTGGTTAGATAATGGGTGGTATTTTAGTTTCTTTCCTGGTGACTGGGATTTTACTGGATCTTGTATACGTTCATTTTGTGTACAAGGTGTCACAAAAGAAAGTTGTGATGAGTTAAATCTAGACATGTCTGTTCTTTCATCTAGTGTATGTGGGGGTAATGTACCTTACAAAGTTTACAGTGGGTATATTAAGATGGGTCCAGAATGTGATGTGTCATTGTACATACCTAATTCTTTTACACCAAATGATGATAACTCTAATGATGTAATTAAAGCTATAGGAAATGGAATAGTAGATTTTCATTGGATTATTTATGATAGGTGGAACAATGTAGTTTTTGAAACATACAGTTTAGAAGAGGGTTGGTCAGGTAATGATTTAAGTGGGATATATGTATATGTCGTAGTATATAGTGATCTAATGGGTAATAAAAAGCAAATCATAGGTCATATAAATCTTTTAAATTAATTTTACTATATTTGTTCAAAACCAACAAAGAAATGAATAAATTTATATTGAGAGGAAACAGGGTTATGTTAGATAAGCCTGAGAAAAAGAAAGAAGAAGGTAAGTTAGATCTTATACTTACTGATGACATGGAAAAAGAACAAGAGAAAGAGTTAATGAAAGAATGGACTCATCTTAATGTTTATGCTGTAGGTACAGAAGTTAATGATCTTAAGGCTGGGGATAAAGTGTATGTTCGGACTGGTGCTCTTCATAATGCTGAGATTATAGATATGGACGGTAAGTTAAAAATGATGGTGTTAATTCATGATATTGTAATGGTATGGGAATAAAGGAATCAACAAAAGACTGGTATAATAACATGCATGATAAAACTCCATATAATTACACTCCTAAAAGCCCAATTGAGGAAAAGGTAAAGCCTTCATTAACAGACTATAATATAAATATTAGATCAGAAAAGGATAATACTTATGATGTATCTAATGTAATAGAAGCCTGGAATCTAGACAAAGATTACTACTTAGGTAATGTAATTAAGTATGTAGTAAAATCAAAAAAAGGGGATAAAGCTAAACAGAAAAAAGAATTACAAAAAGCATTAGCATATTTACAAAAAAGAATAGAAAAGTTATGATTAAATTATTAGTAACCACAGTTGCTATTGTAGCTGCATTTATTTTAGCAATACTGTCTATGGCATTGACAAAAGATTTTATTGATCCTGTTACTCAAGAACGTCATGTAGATAAAGAGGGTAGATTAATGGGTTATATAGGATATTTTGGTTCCTTTCTGATTTTATACGGTCTTTATAATTATCTTTTTTAAAAATTAAATATTATGAGTTTGAATAACAAAAAGCCTAAAGCGTTTAAAATTTTAGATATTATACAAATACTTTTTGCGTTGTGTATGACAATAGCATATGTATATTTTATTACGTGTACAAATTATTTAGATAGTTGGTACTTAAAGATAGTTGTAGGTATTGCATCTATAGGAGCTTTAATTGGTGGAATACTTCACTGGAAAAAAAGTAATAAATAATGTATATTATATTTATAGCACTTGCAGGTCTTGCTGAAGCTGTAATGGATACAATACAGTTTCATTATTCAATAAGTATATTTAGTAAATTTAATTCAGAATTTTGGGATCCTGCTATATCTTGGAAAAATAAGTATAAAGGTGGTGAACCTGCCGCAGGTCCAAAATTTTGGGGAAGCACTACCTTTTTTGTAGGAATTACTGATGCTTGGCATTTGTTTAAATTACTAAGAAATCTACTTTTATTTATTGCTATATTTTTCTTAGCGTATAACTACTGTAGTTTTTGGCCTGTGCTGTTACATGTAATAGTTGCAAGAGTAATTTATGGATTTAGCTTTACATTATTTTATAAGAGTTTATATTAAAACAATATCTTAACCGCCTCCCAAGGTATTGTTTATGACCCTTGAGTTTATCTACTGAAGGGTCTTTTTTTAAAATTAAATTATGAAAGTAGAAATAAGACCATACACTTTTTTTTCTTAAATATTTTTGTTATATTATAACTGTATATTTATCAAAAACAAAAAAATGGCATTATCAGAATATAGAGCAAAAATTTTAAAAGAGTTTGCTTCTAAAAGAACGCAACTTTGGCAATACTTAAATACAAGCATTGATTTTACCCTCAGAGATCTAGGTTTAAGAACTACTTCAAAACTTGTTTCAGGAACTACTGACGGAGCTTGCTTCATTCAAAAGTGTGAGAACGAATCATATGTTGTAGATGGAGTTGAACATGATGTTTGGAAATATCAAGGAGAAAAACTTTTAAATCCTGCGTTAGTAGGACCAAGTTATGTAGTTACTCAAGGAATGGGAACAATAAATGTCTCAGAAGGTCAAGCAATAAAACTTATTGAAGATTCTAGTTTAATATCTGCTTTAGATGGTGGAGTTACTGTAGATCGTACACCACTAGCTAATGCAGGTACATTGATTACACTTGCTGCTACAGGAGCAACTGATACAGGAACATTGATGTACCTTACAGTATATAATGATGCTGCACCTGTTACAGAAAATATTGTAAAGGTTGTCGGTTTACATACAGCTGATTGGGAAGCAACAGTACATCTTGATTTTAAGTTTGCTGTACAAAAGGGAGCAACTGTAGAATTAGAAATAAATTAAAATTAAAAGTTTAAATAAAACATCATGTCAAAAATAAAAATATTAAATAAAGTAGATACGCCACTTACAGGTTTAGCTAGTGGATATATGCAGGTATCTGCGTTTTACCAAAAACCTGAAGGAGATGCTTCAGAATATCAAGAATTTGATCCAGTAACAATTATGGCTTGTTACAATATATGGAATGTAGAAGAGCCACCAGGAGCTGATGATATACTTGCACCAATGACTTCAGCATATCCAACATGGACAGAGAATGATTCTGTTAATACAGCATGTCAGTTTGCTTCAGCTCTTGCAGCTGCAGGTGTAGCAGAAGATAGTGCCTTAGCGTTTTTTGCAGCTATAGAAATGACACCACCTTTAGAAGGTGCATGTGAAGAAGAAGAGACTAGCGAAGATGTAATAGTAGGACAAGGTATTAGTAATGGTGTACTTGATACAAGAGATGTTTTTGGAGGAGATTGGCCTCCTGCTAATCTTGAGGCAACTACATTAAAAATAGTAGTATCTCCTGCTGCAGATGTTGAGGGTCCTTTTTATACAGAAACAATACTTGTACTTCCTGTAACTTCTAAACCAGGAGAAGAACCTGAAACATATCTAATAGGAGATATTCCAGACAATATAGAGATCAAGCTTAATCAAATTACTCGTGATAGAGCACAAGAAGAAGAAAGAAGACTAGCTATAGATACAGCACTTGCAACTAGTGCTCAAAATAAAGTAGAATCATAAAGTAATTAAAAATAAAAATTATGCCAGAAAAATTTATAATAGAATCACCAGATCCATATTTAAAAGAGAATAATGATATGGGTCAAACTAAATTTGGACATATTAATCATATGTTACACCAAATGAACAATAATGAATATGCTAATAATGCAGCTGCTAAAGCTGCTGGTCTTAAAAAAGGAGACTTTTTTAGAAAGACTGGTACTAGTGAATTGCATATTGTGCATGATTAATATTTAAAAAATGTCATTAAGAAACATAAGTAACTTTTTTAACATCATTAAAAATGGGAGGGTGAAGAGCACTCTTGAGGATAATGATATGATACCTGTTGGTACAAGAGATGCTGTTAATAAGTCTGAATATCAAGATACTGCTATTACATTTAAAGATCTTGAAACGCAGATTGCTTTAAATGCTCCTCAAGGACCTCCTGGTGCTACAGGACCTGCAGGTGCACAAGGACCTCAAGGTATTCAAGGTGTACCAGGTGCAGTAGGTGCAGCAGGATTAAACTTTACAGGTAACTGGGATACAACCAATGCTTATGCACAAGATGACGTAGCATTCTTTAGTGGATCTAGTTATGTATGTACTAATGCTGTTGGTTCAGGTGGTTCTGATCCATCAGTAGATACAGCTAACTGGTCTTTCTTAGCATTACAAGGCTTACAAGGACCACAAGGAGTTCCTGGATCAGGGTTTAGCGCTTCTGTAGTTAACAGAACAGGTACAGGTACTAGTACATCACAAGTTATTTTAAATTACATACTTATTCCTGCAAATACATTTTCTTCAGGAGATGTTTGGAGTTATAAAGCATTTTTTTATAAAGGTGTAGTTTTTCCAGGAGGAGTATGTTCTGTAAAAATATATATTTCAGATGCAACAACTTTATCAGGTACATTTGTAAGGATTGCTACTCACAAAATGGCTGCAACCTCTAGAGGAATGACAGTAAGTAGAGATTTTTATGTTGAGCCTACATTTACATCTGGTCAAGATCCAGATTCTGAAACTGAAAACGGTTCTTCTTTTCAAACATTAGATTCTATTGATACTTTTGCAATTGACTGGACAATAGATCAATATTTAGTTATAACAGCTGTAAATAATTATACGTCTGGAGGTCAACCAGCATTTAACGTAGGTGCTAAAATTTATTAAAAAATAAAATATGTCAGTAGGAAATTTAAAAACAGAAGGTCAAAAGGGGACTAATTGGACTTGGCAATATAGAATGTTGTTAGGTTTAGATAAGATAGCAGCATCTGTTGCTACTAATGGAAAAGAGTATGAGGCAGAATTAGTATCAATTGCTTGTCCTCCTCCAGGTACTCCAGCAATTATTAGATTAGAAGTGAGAGTATGGGATGCTACAACAGGTCAGTTTGATAATATAAAGTATTATGAACCAGGAGAAACTAATCCTGATCCTACTGATTATTCAGCTTGTACTAAAACGTATTTAGAATCAGGTGATGCTACAGAAGCTACATTACAAGATATTTTAACTAAGGCAACTGCAAATGAAACAAATACTGCGGATATAGCTACTAATACTTCAGGTATTTTAGCTGATACTGCTAATATTGAAACTAACACAGATACATTAAGAAATAGTACTAATACACCAACAATTCTTAGAGCTACAGCAAATGCTTTAGTAACATTGAGCACAGAAGTTATAAAATCAATTTCTTTTTATAATGCAACCACTGATGCTACTAACAATGCAAATGTTAATGGAGTGATTCTTAGACAAGGAGAGACTGTAAACTTTGATGCAGGTGGCAATGGTAATAAATTTCCAACTAGTAGTTTTAATTATAATGCTGATCCAGGAGGCGTTGGTGCAGGAGATCTTTTGATAATTTATGTAGAATAATTATGCCTGTTTCTATTAACACAAATAAAATTCTTGGGATAAATGCGAACACAAGTATCATTCCACCTCCTTCTTCAGGATTTGAAGATACTACTTCCTTTGCCTTAGATGGTGTAGATGAGTTTATAGAAAGTAGTGTTACTTTTGATACTTTTACAGCTCATGATGATACTACAGGAATTGCAAAATGGACAATTAATCTTTGGGTAAAATTTGACTCTTTACCAGGTACAAGGTATTTATACTATATAAGTGAACCTGGAGGTGCATTAGTAACATATCTTTATGTTAATTCAACAGGTAGACTACAAGCATTTACAGCTGGTACTCCTAATAATTGGTCTCGTGCTAATGGTGCTGTAACTACTGGAAACTGGTATATGATATCAGTTGTATATGATTCTACTTTAGGTAGATATTCAAGACAAAAAATTTATGTAAATGGGGCAGTTCCTTCACCTCATCAAAGTAATTTTCAAAATGGTAGTTATAACGCAAGTGGAAATATACATTTAGGAACTAATTATGCAGAAAATGCACCTATAGAAGGTAACATAAATGAACCTGCAATTTTTATGGGTTATGCTGCTACACAAGCAGAGTTAGCAATTTTATATAATTCAGGAGCAGCAACTAATTTAAATGATCATTCTACAGTTCCCACGCATTGGTGGAGATCTGAAAATGCAGTATGGGATAATGCAGATCCTGCAGATGAACATTATGATTTAACAGATGAAATGGGAACAGCAAAAACTCTTAGAACTTATAATGTGGATGAAGCTGATAGAGAAGCTGATGTTCCTACTTAAATAAAAAAATATGAATTCTAGGGCAGCAAGTAAAGTATATGCAACAATAAGAATAGAAGATTTATCTAAAGTAGATTTTTCTCAAGTAGGAGAAACTTCTGCAGACACTATTAGAAAAAATCTTCTAGATCCACCTACTCAATTTGTATTAAAATGGGACATTGAACCTGATTTTATTGCAGATGGTACGGTTATACCTGATGGTCTATATACTCATCAAGAGATG